TCTTCATCTGATAAACCTAAAAAGTTATCATCAGGTGGAGCTTTCTTTGTAGTAGTCTGCTTGACCGGTGCTGCTGCTTTTCGTTTTTTATCACGATCAGCCTCAGCTTTTTCGTCAGTTTTACTTGATACTTTCGACTTCCCAGCAGATTCAGGTTGCTTAAACATATTATTTTTATTCATATGTTCTGCAACTTGTCGATACGCTTCTACATCAGGAATTCCATTTAGTTTACCTAATGCTTTTTCCTGTTGTAGTACTGCGTTTACTTCATCATAAATACCATTAGCCATATGTGCATTAACAATCCCAATAATTTCAGGTTGGTCTGAGATAACACTTCTACTTTCTGTATCCCATTCCTTAGTTAAGACATTAATGGTTTTATTAAATGTTTCGGTATCTTTGATGTCATCGAGTACACGATCCAAATTATATTCTTTATCTGTAATAGAATAATTAGTTGGTTCGTATTCTGTGGGTGCATCTTTGTCGATTTCTAAAGGATCTACATCGCTTTCTTTAACAAGCTTGGCGATAGCTTTAGGGTCCTTTTTGGATAAATCAATTAGATTATTCAATTTAGCTTCATCAAGAAGCTCATTGTTTTCTAACATCTTAATTATCTTCAGATTGGGTTTCAATTTGCCCATCTTCTTCTGATAATTAGCACCCATCTGCATTAGACGGATAATATCCTCAGGGCTCTTAACCTGCATATCAATGCCATTGGCTTTGAAAGGTTCAGACACCTTTTTATAAGCACTTTCGTAATCAAACTCTGTAGTTTCCGGAGTATCCCCCTCTGTATCAGTCGAGTCTGCGTTACTAGTATCAAGAGATTCTGTCGTACCACTATCAGCGAAAGGTTCAGGCTCCGTCTGGGTATCCCCTTCAGGTTGGCTTACTTCTTTCTCTTCAGGTGTAGCTTCAGTTTGCTCCTGTGCTTCACTTACCTCCTCTTCGGAGGTAGCAACCTTATCCTCATCAGTTTTATCTGATGATTCAATTTCTTGATCAGCTGGCTTTTCATCTGTTTCAGCTAAAAGCTCAGCAGGATCTTTTTCTAAAAATTCTGTATCAGATAAGCCTAAGGAAGTTTGTGTCATACACTTATCTCCTCAGCTAAAATTTCTTCACGAGTTTCTTCATGTTCACCTATAGCTTGATCCATTTCGGCACCACGTCTCATAACAGATTCAATATAATTAGCTAAAGCTCCAATACCATATTGCATGTTATCAATTAACTGCATTTGTTCAGGAGTAAGATGAGAACTTTTAGCCATAACTAACCTAGCTGCTTCTTCTTTAAAATACCCCTCACCAATAATATCTTTCCATGGTTCGCTAGCCGTTAATTTAACACAATTATCTCTCATTTTTCTTAATTTTTGAGCCATGTCAATTTGGATTTCAACTTGTTCTAAATCTGTCATACTCCCCCTTGTGTTTTAGTTAGTTGATCAAATGCACTTTTATCAAGATTAGATAGCCTATCATGCTCTTTACTCTCCATGTTTTGAGCATGCTTTCTACCTTCTAGATTCATTTCTCTCATATCTCTGGCTCCAGACTCTCTATCAACAAAGTCTAGATCCTTACCATCAGAATCACTATGCATACTTCGTGCTTTAGCAAGTTCTGTTTGAGTCTTGGCACTCTTAAGTTCAACATCAACGAAATTCTCTTTACCCTTGGCAGTTTCATTCTGAACTTGTGCTTGAAGTAATGCTAATTCTAATTGTGCTTTTTGTTGTGCTAATGGATTGGGTTGAGGTTGGTATTCGGCAATGCGTTTAGCTAAATCAGGCATCTTACGTAATTTAGCAATATCAGCTAATATCATCTGGCTCATTTCTGGAGGCATAGTATTGCCCATAGTTTGTAGCATAAATGCTAGTTCACTACCTTTTTGTTCATCAGCTTCAGCAGTAGAAATATTAAGCTTGATATCATATTTCCCTCCTAAATCATTTCGATTAATAGCTATAAACTTTTCATTGGTAATACGAATAATTTCTTCGTCTTCCAGGAACTCTGAATTCATTGAAATAACTTTACGACCAATCTGATTTAATCCATTAGAGAGTCTACGTAAAATACCTAATTCACGTTTAGATGTAGCATCAAGTGCTGATCTAATACCAGTAGCCGTAACTCCTAATGCTTGTCCTGAAATACCTTGAGTAAATGCTTTAACGCCTGTTAATGCTTCAGCATCGTTATTCTGCATATTTAATACTTCTAATGCAGATCTAGGAATCTCTGGGTATACTTCCATATGGAATGCTTGTCTCGGATCTACATTAGCATTAAATTTATAATCTTCACCTCGTTCAAATTTACGTGCATTAGTTACGTCAAGAGCATCTTTTCTAATACCTTGTTGCCCACTAGCGCTGCGGCCAATAATATCAATAATGCCGCGAGTAACAGCACCCACGATTTTTTGATTATCTTCGATAAGAGCTGCATCTGGTTCTCCATAAATATTCTTACGTCTAGGTAAATACTGAACTAATATAAAAGGGAGTTTCTTATCTGGATAAGGGTTTTCTTCCATTCTAATAAATGTACTACCTACCCATGTAGCTACGAAAGGTTTAACCTCTCCAGTATCATCAATATCCCAAAATCCCCAGTATTCACGAGCAATAACTTTCTTACGGGCTTTATCTTGAAATGTAAAAGCATCATCATCTGTATTAACTGCATGATCTGGTTCAGATAATACTGAAGCACTTTCAAAATTAATATCATCAAGATTTTTATATCTTCCGTCTTTCTTAAGTTCTGATAAAGATGTTTCAAAGCTATAAACAGCAAAATTAGCTTTTTCTATATCCCCTTCACAAGTAGGATCTAATACTAAATTATTATAATCACACACTGTTAATACAGGTTGATTCTTAGTAGTAATAGTCTTTATTGATGATTTTTCACCTACTTTAACTTCTTGTTGAACAGGTTGACCATCTGGACCTGCAACTACTTGCATTTCCATTACATCTTTATAGACCTTACGCTTATCTTCTTCAAATTCCCAACCGACCCGTACAACTACAGTGCCTTCGTCAACTGCTGTTCTAACATACTCATCAATAAAAGATACTTTATCCATACGGCAGTTAAGTTGGTAGTTTAATAACATACCATTCTGTACTGCAGAATCTTTATCTTCAAATGTTTGAGGAGCGGTATTAAATAGATCATCTGTGGATAGGAAGGGTTCTGATAAAGCAGCGTAACGCCATTCTGCTTGTCTACGTGCTAATCTAGGTACTAATTTAGAACGTCCTCTTTTAGCATTAATAGTCTGATCGCCATCAAGTACTCTTAACCAAGCATCAACCTCATCAACATGAACTTGATGAGCTACCTGGGCAGATTCATGATCTTGTTTAAGATCTGCAAGACTAGGTGGATTACTCCAATCAGGAACTAAAGTAGAAGCATCAGTCTCAGTTGTATCTAAATTAGGATCGTCTGCGTGGCTCATGTGTCGCTCCCAGCTCTTTCTTTATGTTTATCATAGCTACTGTATTTCTTTTTAAGAAAATTATCAACCTTATATATCTTAAAGCCATTTATTGTATCATGATAATCTAAATAATTCTCAAACATAGAACTTGTTACTCCTAAAGGTACAGAACAGTATATGTCATCTGCTTGTACTATTTCAGATACAAAATATTTCCATACCTTAGCAAAGTTTAACTTAGCTGTCATATTAGGAGCAATAAATACTCCTGCTATCATATAACCATTTAAAGGACGATTAAATCTATAAAATAAGGCAGACTCTCCTTCTTGTATCATACTAGCATGCGTAAATATCATAAAATCTCCACTACAGCAGATGAGAATACATTACCCATACCGGCCCCTAAACTAAGAAATTTACCCGATTCTTCTTGTATAGCTAATGCTGTTTCTATGGCAGTAGATGCCCCCATAGTATGCCCAATACGTAATTTATAATTAACTAATCTAATGTCTCCAAATTTATCTTTAATTATATCTTCTTCAATTTGATTATCCGCAGAAAATGTACTGTGCATTTTAACAAAATTAATACCGTTAGTATCTACTGTATTTATAACTTTTTTAT